CACCTGCAAGTTGTTCATAATCGGCATATGCATCAACAGCCTGCCTTGTAACACCTGCTATAGCTGTACCTGCTCCTGCAATAGCAGTGCCCATTGCAGTGATTGCTCCCATGCCAATCCTTGCTCCTGTCGCAAGAGCAGAGCCAAGCGATGAGCCCTCGGATTTTGCTTCGTCCAAGCCTTGCTCATACTCGGTTTTGTCCATTGTTAACTTAGCAAAAAGATTAAAAGCGTTCATTGTTATTCCTTAAAATGTAATCCTGCACGTAGCATTATATCTGTTACAATCTCTTCACCACTTGTATTATCAGCGGGCTGATGCATTGAACCAAGGAAATCAGTATAACTTGACAATAAATATCGATTTTGCGGAATCAGTTGCAAACTTCTTGTAACATAAATGCGGTATGCTTCATCACGAAAATAATCATTAACTCGTGCCTCGACATACCGCATGAATGGTTTTAGTTCTCTTTTGCCTCGGTATTCTCCGTAGCAGAGCCAAAAGATTCGCTGTCCGTCTTTACCTTTTCCGCAAACCCGAAAAAAGATTTAGCCTCTTCATTTTCCCCTATCTCTGTAAGTATACCAACTAATCTTGTAATGATGTTGAGTCCATTGATAGGCTCGGGGTCAATGCGTAGCAACATTTGAACGACATCTGCTTTATGGCTTTTCAAAAGTTCCTTTGCAATATATATCTTGTTATTGCGATGGGCTTTAAACACTTTTTCAAGTTCCTTATCCGAAAAGATATTCGTGATAGGGTCAAGCAGGTCTGCCCACAGTTCAATGGCATCGTCACCTTGGTAATCTGATAATTTCTTCATTGGTTATCCTCCTTTGTTATATATATCAATCGGAGCGGGCTATCGGAGGATAACCGACAGCACCGCCCCGATGATACGCTATTTTATGCTGTGACAATCACAGTACAAGTGTCAGTGTAATCAACACCATCAACAGTAATGGTTGCGGTAATGATTGCATTACCCTCTGCAACGGCAGATACAACTCCACCGCTCACAGTTGCAATACTTGTGTCAGAAGATGACCAAGTAACGGTCTCACCTGCAGGGTTAGTCTGTGCAGTAAGAGTGATATCATCGCCCTCTGCAAGAGTAACAGCATGAGTATTGATAAGGACACTACCAAGTGTAGACTCACCGCCCTGTCTGATATAGATTTCATAAGGAACAGTATCCTGTGCACTCATGGAATAGTGACCTGTGAAAGTAAATGCAAACTTGCCCTTGTCCTTGTCGGCACTCTGAATTTGGAATCCGCCTGTATTCAGAGCATTCATAAGATGAATTGCAATGAAGCCTGCATTTGCTCCTGTGTTCACATCGCTGTAATCACCAATCCACCAAATGTCAGTGAAGTCTGTCTGCAGGATATCGTTACGAGGAATGATATGGGTTTCGTCAAGGGCATCCACATCAGCAGAACCTACAAGCAACTTGGTGGTAGTACCATCAACAGTAACGAATGTTCCACCAATGGTAACTTCATGGCTGTCAAGTTTCTTGAGTTCTTTCATGTTCTTCGGACAATTGTCAATATCTTCACCGAAATCCTTGTACTCGATAGAATCTTGGAACTGAACTCCTCCCGAAGTTGCTCCGAGAATGTTTCCAATCTCACCTGTATTGGGTATGAAACTATCAACAAGGATACCTGCATTCAACTGAATGTTCTGAAACGTAGTTGTAGGAATCTGTGTATATTTCATTTTACTTCCTCCTGTTAATCTAAATATTCGATCATGATGTTCAAGACTATTCTTCGTATCATTTCATCACTTGAATCGCCCATTCGTTGTGCCCATGGGGTATCTTTCTGTACCCACATCGCACCGCCATCATATGATAGCATCCTGCCTCCACGAGTGATGAAATTCTCAATATCTTGTACTTTTTCTGTGATTTCGCTCCAACTACTACTACGATACCTTTCTGATGCCGTTTGAGCAACCGTATTTCCAAACGTGTCCGTACTTACCTCGTAGGTGATGTATGGAAAGGGTGTATTATCGGGAACTGAATTTTCATCGTAGGCTTTGAGTCCAAAACCATTCCAAAATCTGTCAAGTGTCTGAACTTTGTCCATCGGGTAGCCTCCATTCCTCTGCTGATACCTGTCTCATATCAAGAGTCGCACTTGTAGGAGTTTTATTATCATCCCCATCCGATGTTACTCTGAAAATCTTACCGTCCGATACCCTTTTAAACACATCATGGTATTGAAGATTCAAGGCTTTAGTTGTTGTTACTGTATACAGGGCGGTCACTCCTT